AAATGGAGCAGTGGGGGTATGATGCAGAATGGCAGGTGCTCAACTCCAAAGATTTTGGAGTGCCACAAAACCGGGAAAGATGTTTCATTATCGGACATCTTAGAGGGAGAAGCACCTCAAAAATATTTCCTATCGAAGGAACAGACGGAAAAAATAGTGTTTCGTTAAAACTGTTTGGTTGTATAAATGGCAGAAATTCACAAAGAGAAAGGGTTTATGACAGTGGTGGACTTTCACCAACAATAAGCACGGTACCCGGCGAAAAAAACAGAACCTAAAATAGCAATTCCAGTATTAACACCAGACAGGGCGGAGAAACGTCAAAACGGAAGAAGGTTCAAAGATAATGGAGAGCCGATGTTCACACTAACAGGACAGGACCGGCATGGAGTTGCAATCAAGGTTAAAGAAGCAACAAAACAAGGGTATTCGGAGTGCAGAGTTGGTGTCGATGCTGTGAATTTATCAGTTCCAGGTAGTAAGACCAGAAGAGGAAGAGTTGGGAAAGAGATTGCAAATACACTAGACACAAGTTGCAATCAAGGGATATTTGTGAAAGTTTCTGATGAGTTAATTGCGTATGCAGTCTGGTATGAAAAATATCAGTGTTACATAGCAATCCGGAAACTGACACCGAAAGAATGTTTTCGGCTGCAAGGTTGGCCTGATGATTATTTTGAAAAAGCGGAGTTTGTTAATTCTGACAGTCAGTTATACAAGCAGGCAGGAAACGGAGTAACTGTATCAGTGATTAAAGCAATTGCAGAGAAATTGAAATTAGGAGATGAACCAAATGGCTAAATGTACGGCATTTGAAATAAACAATCTTGAAATGAGTGAGTTTAGGCAACTCATTAAAAAACATACACCACAAAAGCCGAAATTTATGCGTAACAGAAGCGACACTTGCTCAGTATGGGAATGCTGCGAATGTGGGAACGTATTTATAACTACCCACAGACCAGGAATTCTTGCTGGGACAGAAGTTTATTACTGTTCAAAATGTGGACAGAGATTTGATTGGAGTGTGGATGAATAATGGAAAATACAGGACAATATCTACATTCAGAGAAATCATGGAGGACTGCGCAATAGCATGTCAGTTGCTTACATGGGGAAAGTGAGGTAGGAGCATGACAAACAAAGAAAAGTACGCTAATGAAATTCTGAATATCGCATGTAGTAGGTTTGGATTTGCGGTATCTAAAAGAACGGGGAAACCTTGCTATTGTTGCGATATTGATTGTAAAAATCAATGTTTGCTTTACGAAGAAGACGATGGAGTTATGTTTTGCTTAGAAAATGCAGTGAAATGGGGAAACTCAAAATATACTAAACAGCCGACAATTTCAAAAAAAGAAAAAATGTTTTTGAGCTGCGCTGACGGAAAAATAAAGTATCTTGGAAGAGATTATAGCGGGGAGTTATATGTATCAAGGCAGAAACCACGGTTAGTTAATGGAATTTGGGGCTGTTGCGTAACTGCCAAAGTCCCCGAAGAGATTTTTGGCAATATGTTCACGTTTATTAGAAATAACGAGGAACCATGGTCTATCGCAGAACTGTTGAAGTTGGAGGAAGAAGCATGATTACATTCTTATTAGGATTCACCCTTGGAACCATAGTCGGAGTGGTCGGTCTTGTATGCGTAGCGATCATGTACGACAAGCACCACTCAGACAAATAGAAAGGAGAATGGTATGCTGACAAGGAATAAAAAGCTGAAAGACTACGGTATTCCGGCAGAGGATATAGAAAAACTGAATACGATGCTGAAAGACTTCCCGGCAGAGTACGGATACCTGCTTTCCAGTGCTGCCTTGTCAGCTTGCCCGAAAAACACGGTGATAGCGGATATGGTTATTGAGAATATCCTACACCGGAAAAGTTACAGGAAAATCAGCAAAGAAAGATATATCCCGATGAACCCGAAAGACTTCTACAGATACAGACGCAAGACCGTCGCTGTACTGTATGAGAGGATGCGGTTGTTGGGAATGTGGGAGGATGAATAAATGCGTTTAATTGATGCAGACAAAATAATTGACTCTCTTGGAAATTCGGATATGGATTTTGCAATAGGTGCAGTTATTGACGAACAGCCGACAGCTTTTGATGCGGACAAGGTTGTGGAGCAGTTGAAAACAAAAAAGACAAGAACTGCTGCATTACAGAAAGCATCGGAGTATTTCGAGGGTGAAACTGATGCGTTTGAAGTTGCAATCAAAATCGTGAAGGATGGGGAGAGTTGAATGAGTAGTGCAAGTGTAAGATTCGGAACAAAAGCGTATGTATGTGCAAGATACTTTCTTAGACCGGGAGAGTGTTTTAAATACATCAACCAGTGCGGCGAGGACACCACAGAACACGTCTACGAGGTCATGGCATTATATCTGTACTGCGTTCTGTTAAGAGATACCAGAAACGGAGTCAGAACTTGTCCGGGATATAACACTTTGAGCCTGATGCTGAGAGGAAGTGAAGCGAATGAATAACAAACCTACACCAGACATAACGCCAAACCTTGCTATATCAGCATACCACGTACTACAGCAATATTGTACTGGACAGCCAGCGGATTGCAGAGGCTGCGGATTCTACGAACACTGTCCAGAATGTTTTCAAGGCATACCATGTGACTGGAGTCCGAACGAAGAAGGTGAAATAAATGAAGTTAAGGAAGGCAACACTGATTGACTACGGAGTACCGCCGGATGATATACCGGCATTACAAAGCCACTTGCGGAATCTTAACGAGAGCGACAAATACAATCTGTTACAGGTATCTATTAAATATGCACCCGGCATTGAATCACAAATCTATGACAGCATCGTGAACAGCATTGGCTATCGAACGATGGAGAAGATCAGGACGGTTCCTGCAACAGAGAATGACTTCTATGGATACAAGCGCAAGGTCATGGCAGAATATTATCATCTGGCCAAATTGATTGGAAGACTTTAAAAAAACTTAAAAATTTATAAAAGTGGTAGAGAGCTAAATCTCCCCAGTGTGGTATTATATTTGTATATATAACTGCTATACTGGGGACTTTTTTTGAATTCAGAAAGGATATGATTGGATGTTGATAGGATGGCAAATGAGAAAAATTTAATACCGAATTCTGAACGAACTCCGAGCGAACTCCGAGAAATAACAAAAAAAGGCGGTATTAAGTCGGGAGAAGTACGCCGTCAAAAAAAGACCCTTTCTGAATTAGCAAAAATGATAGCTGAGAATCCTGCCCCGACCGCTGCAAAGAAGAAACTCGCGAAGATGGGAATATCTGACGAGGATGCAAATAACAATGCCTGTATTGCGGCTGCCGTGTATGATAAAGCCATAAAAGGTAATATGCAGGCGGTAGACAAATGGGAACAGTTAGTAGCTGTATCAAAATCAGACGAAATCAAATATGAACTTCCTGCCAGAGTACTTGGTAAGGCATTCGTGGACATTAACCGACAGATTAAGCCCAACATTGAATATGTATTCGAGGGCGGGCGAGGTGGTCTGAAATCTTCATTCGTAGCTTTTAAGATTGTTGAGCTTATCAAGAATAATCCTCAGATGCACGCCTGCATCACAAGACAGGTGGCCGGTACTCTGAAAGATTCTGTATATGCTAACATGAAATGGGCTATCAACGAACTGGGACTGATGGAAGAATTTGAATGCAAGGTGTCACCACTTGAGATCAAGTATATTAAGACTGGACAGACAATATACTTCCGTGGTCTGGACGATGAAACCAAACTGAAATCCATTAAGCCGGAGTTTGGATATATTGGAATCCTCTGGAAAGAGGAAAAAGATCAAATGAAGGGAGACGCACAGGAACGCTCTGTTAATCAGTCAGTGCTTCGTGGTGGCGATGAATCCTATGATTTTTCATCATATAATCCGCCAAAATCAAAATCGAACTGGGTAAACAGGATTAAACTGGTACCTAACCCGAAAAGAGTCATCCATCATTCAAGTTATCTGGAAGCTCCGGCAGAGTGGCTCGGACAGAAGTTTATTGACGATGCAGCACACCTGAAAGAAATCAATCCAGAAGCCTATGAGCATGAATACTTGGGTGTCCCAAATGGTGACGGTGGAAACGTATTTGAATATCTGGAGATTAGAGATATTACAGGCGAAGAAATCAGCCACATGGACAAAATATTTCAGGGGTGTGACTGGGGATTTTTCCCTGACCCGTATGCTTTTATCCGTTTATATTACAATCATAACACTGAAAAGATATATCTCATTGATGAAATTTACGAAAATAAATGGAGTAATAGGAAATCAGCAGACGAGATTCTAAAAAGAAAATATTATGATTATGCTATTACTTGCGATTCTGCCGAACCTAAATCAATCAATGATTATAGAGATTTTGGACTTCCAGCAAGGGGCGCGATAAAAGGGCCTGGAAGTGTGGAATATTCTATGAAATGGCTTCAGACAAGGACTATCGTTATTGACCCTAAAAGAACGCCTAACGCTTATAAAGAGTTTTCAGAGTACGAATATGAAAGAGATAAAGATGGAAACGTTATAAGCGGATATCCTGATGAAAACAATCATTTAGTCGATGCTTGCAGATACGCAACAGAATCATTGTGGAGAAGAAGGGGTAACAATGCATAATGGGACTTATAACAACACTAAAAAGGTGGTTTAATATGATATTCAAAAAACAAGCCGAAGAGGACTTCAACATTCAGGCAGCAGAATTTCCAGAGATGGAATCGCTGATTAACCGGTGCGCGAACATTTACAGAGGTGCGCCGGAATGGCTGGATGATAAGAATAATATCAAGACAATCAATTTTGCGAAATCTGTCTGCTCAGAGACAGCACGGCTCGCAACACTGGCGATCGGCATTCAGATTGATGGCTCTGCAAGGGCTACATGGCTACAGGAGCAGATTGACAAGGTATATTTCCAGATTCGTCACTGGGTAGAATATGGATGCGCTTATGGAACAGTATTTATCAAGCCAAACGGAGAGAGCCTTGACGTATTCACTCCGGCAGACGTGATGATTGTAGATTATGATAATCAGAAAATAAAGGGAATCATATTTAAAGATTCTTATACTGTTGGACAGAAATACTATACACGGCTAGAATATCATCGTTTTGTTGAGACCACCGTGGACGGCGCGGCAACCTATCCGTACTACGTTTCCAACAGAGCCTATGTGTCGAAATCCCCTCAGAGCATCGGTGATAAGATTGACCTTAAACAGACCAAATGGGCTGACCTCATGGCAGATACACCGCCGATTCTCAAGGCAAACGGGGAGAAGCTGGACGGACCGTTGTATGGAGTTCTACGGACGCCACAGGCAAATAACGTGGATATCAGTACACCACTTGGACTTCCGATATTTGCAGAAGCTATTGAGGAGTTGAAAGACCTCGACATTGCATACAGCAGAAATGCCGGAGAGATTTTCGACTCTCAGAAGATTGTTCTGGCAGATGATAGACTGCTAATGCCAAGTGGTACACCTGTATCAGCTATGTCACCACGGGGTATGGAGAACAGACGTAATGAGATGAACTTACCACATTTTGTCAAGAATGTATTCGGGCAGGTTGATAAAGAGTTCTATCAAGAAATCAATCCACAACTCAACACGGATACCCGTATAAGCGGCATAAATGCCCTTTTAAGCCAGTTAGGGTACAAGATTGGATTCTCCAACGGGTACTTTGTTTTTAATGAATCTAGCGGCATTCAGACAGCCACAGGAGTAGAAGCAGAACAACAGAGGACGGTGCAGTTCATAAAAGATGTTCGTGATAAACTGGAATCCTGTCTGGACGAAGTAATCTACGCATTGAACGTTTACGCTGACCTGTACGGGCTTGCGCCGGTTGGGGCTTATGAAGTCAATTACGATTTCGGAGATATCCTATATGTGCGTGAAAACGACCGTGCAAGGTGGTGGCAGTATGTGACTACTGGCAAGGTTCCGGCATGGCTGTATTTCGTGAAGTTTGAAGGAATGACCGAAAGCGATGCGAAAGCAATGGTCAAAGAAGCTCAACCAGACGAGCCGACACTATTCGGAGAGGAGTAAAAAGATGGCAGATAAACCAGTAACAAGGGAAGAAAAATATCTTGCGTACTTGACAGGTGATTACACGGGAGAACTCCCGAAACCGATCACGCGAAAAGAGAAGTATTTATACGAATTATGTTTGAAAGGAATTGGCGGTGAGATTTCACCGGAAGAAATCAAGAATGCAGTTAATGCGTATCTTGCCGAGAATCCAGTCAAACCCGGAGCCACAACAGAACAGGCGCAGCAGATTGAGCAGAACAAGACGGATGTTGCTTCGTTAGGGACAATTTTGCGTGAAAAAAAGCCAAGTTATTACAAAACCGTATCAGAAATGCAGTCTGATATTTTGCTTTCAAAAGGAATGGTTGCTGTCACACTCGGATATTATAATGCAAGCGATGGTGGCGGGGCTACATACATTATTAACGAATCGGAAACCAATTCTTCTAAAATCAATATAAAACTTAATAATGGTTTATATGCCAATATAATTATACTAGATAAAATCGTTAACGTTCTTACTGCTGGAATAAAAAATGATGGAATAACCCCGGTAAGCGATCAAATTAACGCACTCATCGATAATTTTAATATCCATAAACTATATTTTCCAAGCGGTGTATATTTGCTAGATAAAAAACTAATATGTTCCAACGGTCGTGATAGTGCATTAAAAGGAAATAGCAATTTGAATGAAAATTACTATCAAGACGGAAGTAGGGGAAATACGGTTTTTAAAGCATCAGGCGAATTTAGTGATGATTGTATACTCGACATAGACTCATCTGTAAGAGTATGTGTCGAAAATATTTGCTTTTCTGGAGATGCTTACAACGTTACGTGCGATAATAATATTTCAACAACAGGAAATATTCATAATATGTATACTGAAACCATATATAAGCAAAATTTATCTGGTATAATAATTCGTTCTGCACAATGCTTAATAAGGGATTGCTTTTTTGATGGATTTTCTGATAATGGAATAAATGCAAAAATATATAATCATATAGAAAATTGCATATTTCAAAACTGTAGAATTGGACTACAGGCAGGCACTGACAATATAATTGATAGTATTCTATGTGGTTCTTGCAAAACTGGAATAATGCTAGGAGCCGGAGTGAAGTTTGAGAAAACATCTTTATTTCAAACTGAAGGGTCAAGTAATCAAACCTCCAATATTAGAATGGATGGCATAAGTAAGCACGGAATGGAAATATACGGATTCACCAATATAGTGAATCTATATTTGGCGGATCAAGTTAATTTCGCGTCTATACTGGTTAATGGTTACAGTAATATAATAACAAATGCTTCGCTATCACGGTCAGCACAGTATACTGCTGGAAACGAAATGCCAGTTGATTGTGAAGAACCAGAAAAATATTGTGCATTGTTCGTGGAAGGGGACGGTAGAAATAATCACATTGATTTTACCTTGCGATATATGGAAGCAAACGATCTTAATATTGCTGAGTCTATCACACCTCGTTACGCGATATGCACTGACAGTTATACGCAAAACAATATATTTGAAGCAAATATTGAAGATGCCGGTGAAAAAACTCTAGAGGATTTATGGCATACGAAATACACCATGAACAATGTTTTTTTTGTTAATGGAAATAAATATGAATTGTTTAATTGGTTAAATAATAAAAGCTATGTTAAAAATGGTATATCTCAAAGCAAAAATGTTCGCTTGCGAACTGGATTATTATATGAAGAAGAAAATTCTGTGTTTATGTATAACAAAAAAACAGATTCTTGGATAAAGATAATGTAAAACAGTTTTTTCCGCGACACTAGAACTAATATCTTCTGAACCGATTATGCATTGAACAATGACGTAAAAACATCACACATGAAGTACACTATTTAATTTCGCTGAATCTCATAGTTCTTTCTGCCTAATACACAAGCTGATATTATATTTATCGACAAGGAATATCGGTGGGGTTTAATTATATTGATTAAGAACAGGAGAAAAAGCATGAGAGTAAAGATTAAAGTCGGAGATAACAAGGTTGAGTTCAATATGAGTAAGAGTCAGGGCACTGCTTATTGTAAAAATGGCACAGGAGTTTGAGAAAGTGTACATGACAGACGTGTACGCGGCACTGGGCGATGTAGATTCTGAAACTGGTAAGGACAGCGAAAAATAATTAGAAAAAACCCAAACATGTACCACGACTTTTATCGAAAGAGGTGATATACTATGCTTAGTCCTGAATATTTACGCCGGATAACAGAGAACAGTGAACAGATTGCAGAAGAACTGCATCAGTATATCATCTCTGAGATCGTGTCGAGGATGATGGCAAGAATCGGTAGAGGTGAGGATTATATCCTGACCAATGCAGATGCGTGGAGAATCAGAACACTACAGGAATCCGGCGAACTGTTAGAAGACATTCTGGCAGAATTATCCAGATACACCAAACGTGAACAGCGGGAACTCCTTGAAGCGTTTGAAGATGCCGGAATCACTGCAATGAACTATGATGATAAGATATATAAGGCGGCAGGATTAAGCCCTGTACCGCTCAAACAGTCCCCGGCTATGATAAGACTCATGGAACGGAATATGAATCACTGCTTAGAAGAGTGGAAGAACTTCACAAGAACGACTGCAAGTGCCGCTCAAAGGCTCTATATTGAGCAATGCGACCTTGCCTATAATCATGTAATGACTGGGGCAGTTGGATATACGCAAGCCATCAAAGAGGCGGTTAATAACGTTGTGAGTGATGGTGTTACGGTCACATATCCATCTGGCAGAAAAGACACGATTGAAACAGCGGTTGCACGCTCTGTCAGAACTGGCGTGGCTCAGGCTACTGGAGATATATCCCTAAAACGCATGGAAGAAATGAACTGGGATTTAGTTCTGGTCAGTGCTCACATGGGAGCCAGAACAGGTGACGGCGGTGAGAATCCGGGCAATCACGCATGGTGGCAAGGAAAGATATACTCTCGTTCTGGCAAGAACAAGAAATTTCCACCTTTCTCACTGACTGGATATGGAACAGCAAGCGGACTGTCAGGGGTCAACTGTCGGCATAGCTTTGGGGCAAGTGACGGAGAATTTAATCCTTATGCAGAACTATCAGCACAGGATAAAGCCGACAAAGGGAAGCAGTACGAAAAGGAACAGCGACAACGTACTTATGAGCGGAGAATCCGCAAAACGAAGAGAGAGGTTCTTGGGCTGCAAGCAGGAGTTGACAATGCACCGAACGAACAGGCGAAATTCACATTACAGCAAGACCTTGACAGGAAGTCTTATCTTTTGCAGAAACAAAATGCTGCATACAAAGAGTACTGCAAGCAGAATGGCCTGAGAGAATTGCAAGACCGGCTCATGATAGCGAAGTGGAACCGCCAGAATGCCGCAAAAGCCAGAGGAGCGGCAAAGAGATATAAGACAGCAAAGGGGATTGACTGATGGATAGATGGGAATATTATAATCCAAATCCTGTTAAGGATAAGAGAACAGGAGATTGCGTTGTCCGGGCAATATGCAAGGCAACTGGCTTCGACTGGGAAACGGTATTCGCCGGATTAATGATACAGGCATGTGCTCTGTCAGATATGCCAAGTGCAAATTATGTCTGGGGAGCGTATCTCTATAAGCGTGGGTACAGACGCAAACTGATTGAACAATCAGAACGATATATCTATACAGTCAACGACTTTTGTGCAGACCATCCGACAGGCACGTACATTCTCTGCATAGATGGTCATGCGGTGACGGTGCAAGAGGGCAAATATTTCGATACATGGGATAGTGGTAATGAGATCCCGGTATATTACTGGGAAAAGGAGTAGCTAAATGAGCATATCAGAATTTGTACAGCTTTTCCTCTCTATCTGTGGAGGGGTGTCCATTGTCGGAGGGGCGGCGGCTGTAATCTTTAAATGGATTACTCCAGCATTTCGACTTAATAAGCGAGTAGAGACACTGGAAGAACATGATAGACGAGACTATGAAAGCCTTCAGAGAATCGCAGAACGAGATTCATTAATTCTGGAAGTGTTATCAACCATGCTGGATAGTCAGATTAGTGGGAATAACGTAGAAGAATTAAAAAAAACAAAACAGAAGCTTACAAATTATCTTGCGCAGAATCAACGTTAGCATTAGTAAGGGGTATGCTCATGAAATTATATGTGTTCACGAAAAAAGATATAGACAGGTTCTTGATAGAGTGTAATTTCACACCGGACGAAGAAAGATTGTTCCGGCTGAGATGCCAGGAGCGCACGCTCGAATACTGTGCTGAACAGATGAATGTAAGCATATCAACAGCAAAGCGGTTAAGCCGAAGGGTAAATAATAAAATAATCAAAGTGTGTTAAGACGACAATAAAAGCCCCCGGGGTTATCTCTCAGGGGCTTATTTTGCGTCTTTCCAAAACAGTTGTGAGCTTGCTGTAATCCTCCTTATTTTTACGTTCCAATATGGTTCTACTTTAAATAATGTAAAATTTTATAATACTTTTTACATTCCAATATGGGACTACTAAACTCTACTATATTATACCACATATAAAAGTGATTTGAAAGTTAAATTTTATCCTACTGTACCTTATTTTTTCTTTTCCTCCCTTATCTGTTCTTCATATTTTTTTATGAGCCACTCCGGTACCGGTTCGTCTCCATCGTCACCCCTGTATTTGATCGGGTCAATATTGTTTGTAAAGCACCATTCCCAACTATTATACTCATCACCGTCTTTTGATACGATGTAAAATATATCGTATTCGCTATCCGCAAATGCCATTGTATCTGTTGCATTCATTGTATACAACATGATATACATATTTCTTCTGTATGCGTACGCCATTTCTAACGGTGAATCTTCACCGCTCAAAAAATCCATAAACATTTCAACGTCGTACGAATCTTTTGACAGTTTATTATAATAGTCATAGACTATTTTATCCCATCCGTCTGGGAAAGTTTTGCATTCTTCTATTTTCTCGTTATCTTCTTTAGCCATTTTGTAAATGGTTTCAAGTTTTACTCTCTTAATCATTTTACACACCCTCCTATTTCACTTCACAATCTTCCAAGACAGCTCGCTCTAACAACTGTCTCACATAATCCGGACATTTGCTTTTTCCAGATTCCCAGTTTTCGAGCGTTCTAATCGGTATGTTGTACCTCCTTGAGAACTCCGCTCGAGATACTTTTAGCCGTTCACGCATTTCTGATATAGTCATAAATTCTCCTAATATTCGAAATATTCGCCACTGAATTTATCACGACGATATCTTCTTGCCATAGATTTTACACTGTAATTATAATCCATTAATTCACCATGTTTATCATAAACTGGTTCTTTGTTGACGGTTTCTCCGTAAAATTCAATGTATTCTCCATCTCCAGAGATAGAGATGTTATCATAAATTCCGAAATTTCTTTCTGGAGTAAATGTATATTTGGCAAGCATCTCCAAAATTTCTTTTGTTATAGGTTCTAAATGCATACTTTCCATAATCAATCTCCTATCTGCTCTGAAATTTTTCAATGACATCTGTTACTTTTTTGTATCGGTCTGTAACAACATATGTGCCATTAATGTTGTCATAGTAACCAAGAGCATGTTCAGCTCTCAGTTTAGAATTCCTATATTCTCTCAAAGAGATATAGGTTCTATCCTTGCCCGCTTTTGCCCAGTTGTTGCAATTCCATTTCTGATACCATCCGTTACCCTGATCGCCATCGGGGTAAACTGTATCAAGCATTTTCTCAAGCTCTTTCCAAGGAATTTTATACCCTTTCTGATTGTCAAAAACTTCTAATACATAATTTGCCATTGTTTTCGCTTCCTCCCATGCTTTCTTAAGACCGGAGGATATAGTTAATGCTGACTTTTTAACCAGTTCCCATGCTCTTTTCATGATTTTTGATAAGTTGTATTTCTTCATTTCTGTTTCCTCCGTTCCTTTGATGATTATATAATACCACCAAATTGGTGGTATGTCAATACTTTTTCGATACTTTTTCGGTCTGTTTTTTAATTCTTTTTCATGCAAAAATATAATCAGAAAGGCGGTGTATAAGATGGCATTATATAACAATCCTTATCAATATAGCTTTGGCGTTCCTGGACAGATGAATCAATTTCAGCAGCAGCCTGTCCAGATGCCAGCTCAACCAGTACAGCAACCCCAGAATAATAATGGAATCCTATGGGTATCTGGAGAAGTCGGTGCAAAATCCTATCTGGTAGCACCCGGGACAAGTGTTTTACTAATGGATTCAGAATCAGAGAAATTTTATATAAAATCCACGGACGTTTCCGGTATGCCACAGCCATTACGGACGTTTGAGTATCATGAAGTAGGCACTCAGATGCCACCTAAACAGCCTGTTCAGAACATGGACAGTAAATACGTCACCAGACAGGAATATGACGATTTAAAGGGCAAATACGAAGCTATCATAAACCGATTAAATTCTTTTTCTGAACCTGTTAGGGCTAATACCGCACAGGAATCAGCGGTCAAGGGAGGAAACGCAGATGAGTAATCCATTATTCAATGCCCTCAGTGGTGGGATGCCGCAGGGAAACGGGCCAATGCAGATGATACAGCAGTTTATGCAGTTTAAGCAGAATTTCAAGGGAGACCCGAAGGAAGAAGTCCAAAAGATGTTACAGTCTGGACGGATTTCCCAGCAACAACTTAATCAGGTTCAGCAGATGGCAGGACAGTTTCAGCACATGTTGAAAGGAATGAAATAGTACATTACAATCTGGCCAGATTGATGTAAATACCAATAAAGGAGATTATATTATGGATGGAAATTATAGCTTAGCAGATATTGCCGCTGCTACCGGAAACGGTAGAAATAATGATGGCATGTTTGGTGGAGATGGTAGCTGGTGGATTATTGTTTTATTCATTTTTGCCTTCTTCGGATGGGGAAACAACGGTTGGGGCAATAATGGCAACGGCGGCGGATATGCAGCCACAGCAGCTACTCAGGCAGATATTCAGAGAGGATTTGACAATTCCGCAGTAATTAGCAAACTTGACGGAATCAACAACGGCATCTGCGATGGATTCTATGCAGTGAACAACGGTATGCTTACTGGATTTAATGGAATTAACACCAACATCATGCAGACCGGCTTTGGAATCCAGCAGGCTATTAATGCCGATACTGTAGCTAATATGCAGAACACTAATGCTTTACAGGCACAGCTTGCGAACTGTTGCTGCGAAACCAGAGAAGCAATTCAGGGCGTAAATTACAATATGGCACAGAACACCTGCGCATTGCAGAACACCATGAACAGCAATACAAGAGACATTATTGACAGTCAGAACGCTGGAACAAGAGCCATTCTTGACTATCTTTGCAATGAAAAGATTTCTAACCTGCAGGCTGAAAACAATGACCTCAGACGTGCTGCATCTCAGGATCGCCAGAGCGCACTTCTCACAACTGCAATGGCTTCACAGACACAGCAGCTCATTAATGCGATTAATCCGGCACCGATTCCAGCATATCAGGTTCCTAATCCGAACACATATTACGGATGCGGATGTAACACTGGATGTAATTGCTGATAACTTCATATCGAGAGTATCTTTCGATTGATTCGAATGTCGGCTTATGCCGTATTACACAGAGGGGCAGGCTGAGACCTGTCCTTTTGTGATATGAAAGGAGTATTTTTATGGCAGAATTTACAAATGTAGCTGCTCAGACTGTAGCAGCAAATGGAAACGTAGTATTTTCAAACACAGCAGTCAAAGGTTCTAACTGTATTCAGCACAGAGAGGGAAGCGGAATCATTACTCTGAGAGGGCTTACTAACCAGTGTAAAGCGAGATTCTTTGTGGATTTTTCCGGTAATATCGCAATTCCAACAGGCGGTACTGTCGGAGCTATTTCTCTGGCTATTGCAATTTCTAGTGAGCCGGTTCTTTCTTCACAGATGATTTCCACACCGGCAGCAGTAGACCAGTATAACAATGTGTCCACGGGCATCTATATTGATGTACCTCGCGGATATTGCGTCAATATCGCAGTAGAGAACACAAGCGATCAGGCGATTTCTGTTGCGAACGCAAATATTGTTGTGACCAGAGAAGCATAGGAGGTGCGATTATGAGAGACATTAAGGATTTATGTGCAAGAATTGAAGACGAACTGTCCAAAATTGCTGACAGTGGACTGACCACTGGAAATCTGGAAATGACATACAAACTGATTGATATGTACAAGGATATCAAGAATACGTATTATTGGGACAAAAAAGTGGAATATTACAACACTGTTCTTGATGAGATGCGTAGCGGATACAATGACGATTACAGCGAACGTGGAAGAAAGCGCGACAGTATGGGGAGATACAGTTCAAATGACGGCAGAATGATGCCAGATTACGACAGGGGCAATTCTTATGCCAGACGTGGCGAACATTATGTCAGAGGGCATTACAGTCGTTCTGATGGGCGAGATGCTTACGATGACTATATGACGCAGAAGCAAAGCTATCGTTCCGGCAAGTCTGAAGACTGTAAGAGAAAGATGCTTGCCGCTCTGGAAGAACATCTGGACGAACTCACAACAGAAATGAGCGATATGTCCAAGGATGCAGAATGCCGGGAAGAACGTGATCTTGTCAAGAGATACGTAGAAAAACTCCGTGATATGCTCTAAAAACACAAAAGTGGTAGAGAGGTAGTTAAAAGAAATCTGTTATAATGTAATTGTGCAGCAGGAAGCACAAATAAAACGGTTGTTTTGACATTTTCGTTTTAATCCTCCTTTCTTTAATTTAGTAGCTGGTGCGCACGCTTTAATGGAAAGTTAAACAGGTTCGAGTCCTGTCGTGCGTATTTGCCGTCTGGCACGCAAGATGGCATACCTCCTTGATTAAGGTTTTTGTTATTCATACTTTTCTTAAAAAAAGAAATAAATATCCGAAACAACTCGTGGTAGGCATGATACGTTAAATACCTTGCTAACCCGGGGATCCGGGTTATGTGGAATGTACGTTAATGGTAGACTGACAGGGTCGCGCCCTGGGTTCCGGTTCGATTCCGGGCGTTCCGCTTATTTGCTCAGAATTATGCTGTCTGTTTGCAGGCGGTCTATGGTTCGGGTAAATTATCCCATGGGTAAAGGTTAACACTTATCCTGTTAACTGCTGGACAGTTCAAAAAGTGCAGTGAAATATAGCACAGTTGGTAGAGCAACATCCGCATAGGGTGCGTGTCGGCGGTTCGATTCCGCCTATTTCATTACCTTGCCAGTGGTCTAACTGGCTTAATCCAATACCTGCGGCGGCAGGTCAATAAACACGACCAGGAGGATGTTATGCAGAAACTTATTGACACATTAAAATCATTTGGAATTGAAATCCCGGAAGATAAACAGGCAGATGTGAAGAAAGCACTCTCTGAGCATTACAAGAATGCTAAAGAAGTAGCGAAAACTCTGTCGAAAGTCGAGGGTGAACGTGATGACTGGAAAGAACGTGCTGAGACAGCAGAAGAAACCTTAAAAAGCTTTGACGGTATCGACCCGGCAAATGTTAAGACCGAGTTAGAGACTTGGAAACAGAAAGCGGCAGATGCAGAGAAAGAATTCAACGCAAAAATCTATGACCGTGATTTCTCAGATGCTCTGAAAGCGGCACTCGATGATGTTAAGTTTTCCAGTGAAGCTGCAAAGAAATCAGTTATGGCAGACATTAAAGAAGCCGGATTAAAACTGAAAGATGGTAAAATCCTTGGACTGAATGATCTGATTGAGCAGATGAAGCAGTCTGACGCATCCGCTTTTGTGGATGAATCTCAGCAACAGGCTCAGCAGAATCAGGCAAGATTCACCACTCACGTTGGGCAGCAGCAGACACCGGGAAGCATGACAAAAAAAGATATTGAAGCAATCAAAGACCCATCCGAAAGGCAGGCGGCAATTGCTCAGAATATCCAGTTATTCCAGTGATTTTTTACACCGACTATACACCAGAGTATAGCCGCTAACCCAATACCTTAACAATTATGGGTAGAAAGGATTTTTTTATGCCAGCAAAAACAAATCTTATTATGACTAATGATATTCAGGTCACAGCACGTGAGATTGATTTTGTTACCAGATTCGAAAGAAACTGGCAGCACTTACGCGATATTCTGGGTATCATGAGACCTATCAAAAAACAGCCAGGTGCTGTACTCAAGTCCAAATACGCAGAGGGTACTTTGCAGAGCGGAAATGTTGGTGAGGGTGAGGAAATCCCTTACAGCAAGTTTACTGTAAAAGAAAAGAACTATGCGGAAATGACTATCGAGAAGTACGCAAAGGCTGTATCTATCGAAGCAATCAAGGATCACGGTTACGAGAACGCTGTTCAGATGACTGACGACGAGTTCCTTTTCCAGCTTCAGACTGATGTTACCGGCAGATTCTATGATTATCTGAAAACCGGTACACTTACTTCCACAGAAACTACATTCCAGATGGCTCTGGCAATGGCTAAGGGTCGCGTAGAGAACAAATTTAAACAGATGCACAGAAATGTGACTGGCGTTGTTGGATTTGTGAATATTCTGGATGTATATGAATATCTCGGCGCGGCTGAGATTACTATTCAGAATCAGTTCGGTTTCCAGTATATGAAGGACTTTATGGGATTCAATACAATCTTCCTGTTATCCGACAGCGAAATCCCGAGAGGACAGGTTATCGCTACTCCTGTTGAGAACATCGTACTTTACTATGTTGACCCGAACGAATCTGATTTTGCAAGAGCAGGACTTGTGTACACTGTATCCGGCGAAACAAACCTGATTGGATTCCACACACAGGGCAACTACCACACAGCAGTATCCGAAGCATTTGCAGTTATGGGACTGACTCTTTTTGCAGAATACATTGACGCAATCGCAGTAATTACCATTGATGAGACACCTACACTTGGTACTCTGACAGTAAATTCCGTGGCTGGGACAGCAAGTGGTGATACAAAAATCACTGTAAATCCGGCTAAGGAAAATGCCAACAACGTATATAAATACAAAGTTGCAGCAGAAGCAGTAACTGTCGGATATGGACAGAACCTCAGAAACTGGACTACATGGGACGGAAAAGCTGACATCAAGGCAGCAACCGGACAGAAGATCACAATGGTTGAGTGTGATGGAACATACAAAGCACTGAACGCCGGAAGTGCAAGCGTAACAGCGAAATCATAAACGTAGGAGGTAGCTGGCATGGCTTATGCAGATTATGATTTTTATACAACTTCATACTTCGGTTCGGTCGTGCCGGAAACCGACTTTTCACGTCTGGCGGAAAGAGCCAGTGATTTTGTGGATTTAATGACATCCGACAGGTTGGTGGACGGACTGCCGACAAATGAACGCTCCCAGAAGCGTATCAAAAAGGCGGTCTGTTCATTGGCTGAATTAATGTATCAGATTGAGCTTGCTGAAAAGAATGCTACCAATGCCGCTATGAGTGGAGCATCAACCACAATCGGGTCCGGTGGTAGCACTACAGGCATTGTAACATCTGTATCATCTGGCAGTGAATCCATTTCCTACGCAACTCCTCAGCAGGTCGGAGCAAGTGCAAAAGAATGGAGCGCTGTGTATGCCGCCGCCGGAGATGCGCAGAAAACGAACGACTTGCTTCTTAAGGCAGCTTTACCGCTTCTGATGGGAGTAAGGACGGATGATGGAATACCAGTATTGTATGCAGGAGTGTAATTAATATGAATAAAGTAATGTGCTTTTTAACTGGCGGGCATAAATTCAAAAGTCCTGCCGAATCAAAATGTAATGACAAAGAAAAGACTTGCACCATTACGGAAACTTGCTGTAAATGCGGAAAACAGTTTTCATTTACAGGTACATACAAACAGTTTGGTATTCCAGATGTGAGGTGAAAATTATGGATATTTCAACATTAGGCTCATGTATAGCAATCGTTATGATTTGCTACATCGTAGGAATGGGCTGTAAAGCATCAAAAAGAATCTCTGACGAATGGATTCCAGTAATCATGGCGGTTATTGGTGGAATTCTCGGAGCGGTCGGGATGGGAGTTATCCCGGATTTCCCGGCATCGGACTATATCACGGCAGTTGCAGTTGGTATGTTTAACGGATTGTCGGCAACTGGTGTGAATCAGGTTATTAAGCAGACAGTGCAGAAAGAATAATTAAGGAGAGGATATCATGTATTCGTCTAAAATTACACTTTTCAACTATTACGAAAGTGCCACAACTGGAGATGCGTACTGGTATCCTCATGTTTTATCTGGTGTCGACCTCATTACGGACAAGGGGGCAATCCTTAAGAAGTACGGGCCAGACGCAACAGACAACGCGCAGCTACACATCCATTATGACGTCCAGAACGGTGATATAACCATTGCCGACAAGAATGGTAAGATTCTCCCATATGTGCCGCATAAAGAGTGGAAAAGGCAGATTAACAACGCTCTTGAGGATACTATCACATTCTCAGATGAATCGTTCTTCTGGGAGGGCGAGTGGACTGGCGGAACAGTCACTGAAAGTGATTACCGAAATGGATTCTATCAGTACATGAATGAGAATAAGGACAACGTGTTCAAGATTACCAGTGTAGGTGGTCCATATACACTGATTCCACACTTTGAAATTCTAGGTAAGTAATATGAGCAAGATTCATCATTTCAAAGGGTTCTCCGTAGTTGATGGAGATATGAAAATTAAACTGAATATGGACAGGTTCTCCAGACAGTATCAAGAAGCCCAGTATCTCCTTGATGGAATGGTCATGGATAGTATGGTACCGTTTATGCCGATGATTACAGGGGATTTTATCAATCGAACAAGAGTTGAGAGTACATCCTTGCAAGGAACTGGACTTGTGTGTGCTGCGGCTGCTCCTTATGGGCGCTTTCTATACGAAGGAAAAGGAATGGTCGACGAAGCAACTGGAAGCCCCTACGCAAGACGTGGAGCAAAGAAAGTCCTTGTCAGTCAGTTTTCTGGTCAGACAGCCGCAAAGGAAAATCTTGAATACACCAAACAGGCGCACCCACAGGCACAGGCAAAATGGTTCGATGCCGCTAAACGACAATACGGAAGCACATGGATTCGCAAAGTAAAAGCACAAGCAGGAGGTGGACGACATGGCAGATAAGCCAATTGGCAAAGACGCAACCGGATACGAGATTTTGACGGATGCCATGAAAGCACTTCTGAACCAGTATCCGGGACTGTACGATAATGAAACAATCAAATTTGAGGAACTCGGCAAAGAATCCGGAATCGCTTTCTCAGCAGACAACGGAGCTTTAGTCTATTCGGAAAAAGAAGATGTATGTGGAGTAATGCATCAGGTATGCCAGTACCCATTTTATGTAGTGTACCGAACAGCATCCGACAAGGAACGGCAGAAGTTATCTGTTCAGAAGTTTCTAGACAATCTCGGTAAATGGATATGCCGAGAACCAGTTATCATAAATGGCTCTGAGACACGCTTAAACACGTTTCCAGAGCTTTCACAGGGGCGAGTGATAAAACGCATTACTCGTGATAACTCTTATAGTTTAGAGCCACAGGAGAGCGGCATACAGGACTGGTTATTACCATTATCGGTACGCTACGAAAACACTTATGAAGTAATATAACAAGTAACAACCGGCTATCAATCGGAGATAGTCGCTAACCTACACAGCCTTTTAAAAGTTATAGGCAGAAAGGACATTTCTATGCCAGTTACAGGAAAAATTGACCGTAAATATATGGCTCATTATATTGATACAGGTTCCCTCTGCGGGGGACTGACACCGAAATATGAGCGTCTTGGAAAGGACCTGGAAGAGTACAACATCGAGCTTAACCCGGATGTCGAAACATCTAAGAACATTCTCGGAGAATCCACATTCAAGCATAACGGCTACGAAGCTTCTTCTGACGCTGATCCGTTTTATGCGGATACAACATCAGACTTGTTCGAAAAGCTTCAGCAGATCGTTGATGAACGTCTTAAAGACGATAATTTGAAAACAAGTGCAGTTGAAGTACATCTCTGGAAAGAAGCAACAGCCGGTAAATACGAAGCATACAAGCAGGATTGCCATGTTGTGCCGACTTCCTACGGCGGTGATACATCCGGCTATCAGATTCCGTTCACAGTTAATTACGTTGGAGAGCGCGTCAAAGGTAAATTTGACATTACTTCCGGCTCATTTACAGCTGACAGCGAATAATTTTTAGGAGGACGTAGAAAATGGCAAAAACAATTAACACAAATATTGATGATGGATTTCTTCTTTTCACATTCACAAACAAGCAGGGCGAAGTGTTCTCCTCATTCAAACTGAATCCTACCGACATTAACGTTGCAGCAAGAGCGGAAGAATTGGAAACTTTCTTTGAACAGGCTCAGGAATCTGTTAAAAATGTTTCTTCTAGCAAAGAGATGGCGGAGATTAATAGACAGATTGAGGACAAAATCAATTATATGCTCGGATACGAAGCAGCTAAGGATTTATTTAAAGAACCAATCACAGCAACAACTGTTTTTGGAAATGGTCAGGTGTTCGCCTATATCGTTCTGGACAAAATCAATGAAGCACTTACACCGGAAATTGAAAAAAGAAAGAAAAAAATGCAGGAAGTGGTCAATAAGTACACGGAGAAGTATACAAAATGACCGCCTATGAGTTGCCCACCTCACTAAATATCAGTGGGGTGGTTTTTTCTATCAGGACAGATTTCCGAGTAATTATTGATATTCTCATAGCCATGAACGACCCAGAATTAGACGAACAAGCAAAAGCAGTTGTTATGTTGCAGATCTTGTTCGAGGATTGGCAGAATATACCGCCAGAGCACTTATCTGAAGCCTGTCAGAAAGCATGCGAATTTATTGACTGCGGACAGACTGATGATAACTCAAACAAACCAAAACCCCGTTTGATGGACTGGGAACAGGACGGAGACATGATCGTTCCGGCAGTAAACAAGGTTGCCGGCAAAGAAATCAGAGCAGTGCCTTATATGCACTGGTGGACGTTTTTCGGATACTTCATGGAGTCTGGCGAGTGCCTGTTCAACACGGTTGTTGGAATTCGCAGTAAAAAAGCAAAGGGCGAAAAGCTCGATAAATGGGAAAAGAAATTCTATCAGGAAAACAAAAATATTATTGACATAAAAACACGTCTCAGCGAAGAAGAGCAAGCGTACAAGAATGCGCTGAATGAGATGTTGAACCTCAAATAGTTAGGAGGTGGACACATGGCTGCTGATGGCTCAGTCATTATTGATACCAGAATGGACACGTCAGGTGTGCAAAACGGCGTATCAGCAATCAGACAGTCTTTTGGCGGACTTGGCAGCGTAGTAAAAAAAATAGGCGTATTGATTGGCGGAGCATTCGCAATTGGAAAACTGGCCCAGTTTGGGAGAGAGTGCGTAGAACTTGGTTCTAATCTGTCAGAAGTGCAGAACGTGGTCGATGTCACATTTACCACCATGTCGGATAAGGTTAATGAATTTGCGAAGAACGCCATGACCTCAGCCGGATTATCTGAAACAATGGCGAAGCAGTACGTTGGTACATTCGGAGCGATGTCTAAGTCGTTCGGATTCTCGGAAGCACAAGCTTACGATATGTCAACAGCTCTGACGCAGTTAACTGGTGATGTGGCATCATTCTACAACATTAGTCAGGACTTGGCTTATATCAAGCTAAAATCAGTGTTTACGGGCGAAACGGAGACACTCAAGGACCTCGGCGTGGTAATGACCCAGTCGGCACTTGATCAGTTCGCGCTGGCAAATGGCTATGGCAAAACCACATCTGAAATGACAGAACAGGAGAAAGTTGCCCTCCGTCTAGCTTTTGTGCAGAAGCAATTATCTGCGGCTTCAGGTGACTTCATCAGGACATCTGATTCATGGGCGAACCAAATGCGAGTGATGCAGTTGCAGCTGCAATCTCTCAAGGCAACAGTCGGACAGGGATTAATCAATCTCTTCACGCCTGTTCTGAAAGTTATTAATATCTTACTCGGTAAGTTAGCAACTCTGGCAAATGCCTTCAAGTCATTTACGGAATTGATTACCGGAAAGAAGTCTTCTGGACAAACAGGCGCGAGTGGTGCAGGTCTTGCCGGGACGGATGCAATAGCCGACACAGCCGATCAATACGGAGAAGCTGCCGATAATGCTGAAAAGCTGGCAGGCGCAACAAATGATACAGCGGACGCAACCAAGAAAGCTACTAAAGCGGCAAAGGGATACCTTAGTCCTTTGGATGAAATAAATAATTACTCAACGGATAAAAGTGCGGATTCATCGCCAAAAGTACCGGGCGCAACCGGCGGACTTCCAGATCAGATGAAAGATGCCGTACAAAATGTTGATTATGGAAAGGTTGCAGAAGGCGAGACAGTTCTTGACAAAATGTCAAAACCACTAAAGAAGATAATTGACAGATTTAAACAGCTGGCTAAGTTAATCGCAAAAGGATTCTGGGATGGGTTAGGAGATTACGAGCCAATTTTTGACGGAATAAAGAAAGATCTCGATTCCATATGGAAATCTTTAAAGGATATCTTCACTGACCCAGAAGTTACCAAAGCAGCAAATAATTTCTTAGATTCATTTGCATATGCAATTGGACAAGTTGCCGGTTCATTTGCCAGAATCGGATTAACAATTGCGCAAAACATTATAGGCGGAATTGAAAAGTTTTTAAAGCAGAACACGCAAAGAATAAAGAACTATCTGATAGATATGTTCAACATCGGTGCCGAAATTTCACAAATCGCGGGAAATCTTGCAGTTGCTTTCGCTGATGTTTTCTCAGTTTTTGGTGGAGAAACCGCACAGCAGATTACAGCAGATTTAATCGGAATCTTTGCTGAAATTGGAATGGCTCTTACGGAAACAGCTGCGAAACTTGGCAGAGATATTCTGAACATGATTGCACAGCCTTTTATCGACAACAAAGACATTCTGAAGTCAGCGATTGAAGGCAGTCTCGGAGTAATAGAAACTGTCACGAGTGGAGTCCTGACAGTTGTTCAGAATCTTAGTGACGCAATATCGAGGTTATACGACGAACACGTAAAGCCGTTCTTTGATTCTATAGCAAATGGACTATCAAGCATATTTGAAACTCTGATAACCGGATATAACACATACATTCTTCCGGTGTTGCAAGGACTGGCAGAACAGTTCAAAGGGCTGTTAGAGGGACCATTAGGGGACGCGATTTTAAAGATAGAAACATTCCTCGGAAAACTCATTGATTCTCTGAAGCTTCTGTGGGAGTCGGTGTTAGTGCCTTTAATTAACTGGATAATCGCGAATTTACTTCCGGTTGTGGCAGAAATAATTGACGTTGTAGGCACTGTGGCAATCAAAGTCATAAAATCATTAATTAAAATTATTGGTGATGTAGCAGACACTCTGAGCGGAATCATTGATTTCCTTGTAGGCGTTTTTACGGGAGACTGGGAACTGGCTTGGCAAGGAATAAAAGAGATTGCAGATGGAATATGGAATCTTATTAAAGACATTATAACTGGCACATGGGACGTAATTAAAACTGTGACGAAAGGCGCACTTAAAATAATAAAAACCGTCATTAGCACTGCCTGGAACGCAATCAAGACAGCGACTTCAACAGTCTGGAATGCCATTAAAAAAACGCTTTCTAATTTATGGAGTGCTCTTAAAGCCACCGCGAATACAGTATTTAACGCAATCAAAAATAAAGTTACAGGTGTGTGGGATAGTGTAAAAAACAAAACATCCCAAGTATGGGAAAGCGTAACTACATTTGTTTCCGATAAAGTAGAAGCGATAAAAAATGCTATCACTAATAAGTTTAATGCCGCCAGAGATGCAGTCAGATCTGCATTTGAAGGCATTGTGAATTTTATTAAAGCCCCGATTAATCAGGCAATCAGTATTGTTAATAATGCAGTTGGGATGATTAATAATGCAATTGGCGGAATTGAATCTGCATTTTCCTTTGGACCCTGGACTGTTCCAACACCGTTTGGCTCAAAGACTATCGGATTTCATGCAACATTTCCACGTATCGGAACTATCCCGTATCTGGCCAGTGGTGCAGTTATTCCACCAAGGTCAGAATTCCTTGCGGTGCTTGGTGACCAGAAAAAAGGCAATAACCTGGAGGCGCCGGAAAGCCTGTTACGTCAGATTGTCCGGGAAGAATCAGGAAAAGGACAGGGAGACGGAAATACCTACAATGTTACAGTTAATGCATCTGGCAGAAAACTGTTAGATATTATTATCAGTGAAGCTGAAATGAGAAGAAATCGAAACGGGAAGAACCCATTTGAGTTAGCATAAGGAGAAAAAATGACACAGGAACAATTCAAAATAGACGATGTTGTTATAAGAGCACCGGACAGTTACAAGCCGGTGTTCGCAACCACTTCTACGGAAGATTCTAAAAGAAGTCAGGATTTGATTATGCACAATACGCCAATGGGGACAATTGGTGGGTATGACATGCAATGGGGCGAGCTTACATGGGCTGAAATAGCAACCATACTAAATACTGTACTTAACAAGAGTCAATTCACATTCCACCATAAAGACCCAACTATTCCGGGAAGATGGGTAGACAGAACATTCTACGCATCAAATTTTAACATGGCTGCGCAAACTCTGAAAGATGGGGAAGAAAAGTGGACAGATTTGTCTATTAATGTAAGGAGGATTGAGCCGATTTGATAAATGTATCTACTCAGTTGAAGAAAGAATCTCTTACAAACAGAAATTATTACGTGACAGCAAATGTTACATTGTCAAATGGTACAACTCTTAAGCTAGGCAAAAAAGACTTTTATCTGTCTGGAAATAGCCTTGTAGATTCAGCAGACTCTGGGGACTTCCCGGTGGGTGTAGCAATCGAAAAAACAGCAAGTTTATCATTAGTAAACGATGATGGCCGCTTTGACGGATATAATTTTAATGCTGCAAGGTTTGTTATCTTTCTCAATGTGCAGTTATCCGACAGGATTGAAACTATAAAAAGAGGTACTTACATTGTATCGAAAAAACCTGCGACAGCGAGCGAAATAAGTCTTTCTCTCTTAGATAAAATGCACAACGCTGATAAGACATATGATTCTAATCTGTCTTTTCCCTGTACAGCCAAGGAACTGCTCTCAGAATGCTGTCAGCAATGCGGAATCACTCTTGGAGATGCAATGTTTCCAAATGCGGACTTTCAGATTCAGAAAGCGCCATCTAATGCGACATACCGTACAGTAATCGGAATGTGTGCTGGGATAGCCGGTGGAAATGCAAGAATCGACGAAAATGACTTACTCAGGATTATTACGTTTGATAAGACATTTACCAATACGGCTATTTACGATGGTGGAGCAGTAAAAAATTGGACAAATGGTGATGATCTGGATGGCGGTACGCTTAATCCGTGGACAACAGGGACTGTGATTGATGGTGGTACGTTAAATAATAACGATTATCACGCGTTATTTTCGATTCAGAATCTACAATATGATGTAGACGATGTTATTGTAACAGGCGTCAAATACGTAGAAGATGAGACCGAATATATGTCGGGTCAGGACGGCTATGTAATTACTATTGATAATCAGCTATTGTCAGGAAATGCACAGGCAGGAGTCGAAGCTATTGGAAATCAATTAATCGGTTTGCGAATGCGTCCTTTTTCATGTGACGGAATCGCCAACGGATACGCCACTTTCGGCGATCCAGTCGAATTTATCGACACTAAAAATCGTGTTTTTAGATCATTCGCAACTAATGTAGAATTTGTGTTTGGTGGTTCAACATCATGGAGCTGTAGTGCAAAGAGCGCCGAAGAAGATGTAAGTGAGTTCATTGGTGAGCAGCAGGCAGCGGTAGAGCAAGCAAAAAAAGACACAGAGAAAAAGCTATCTGCATATGACGTAAAGCTCAAACAAATGAATGAGCTTGCAGCGAACACCCTTGGATTCTACTATACAGAAGAAGTTCAGGCAGACGGCTCGACGGTATCATATCGTCACGACAAGCCTACACTTGCTGATTCTAAAGTAATTTATAAGACAGGTGTCGATGGATTCTTTTTGTCAGTAGATGGAGGTCAGACTTGGAAAGCAGGCTTTGACAGTAATGGGGATGCTGTTCTGAACATCCTGTATGCTATTGGGATCCAATCAGAATGGATTAACACAAGAGGTTTCACAGCGAAAGATAATAACGGGAATGTTACATTAAGAATAGACGCTGATACAGGCGCTGTCACATTAGATGTTGAAAACTTTACGCTAAAAAGCAGAACTATTGAGCAGATCGCCAAGGACGTTGTGGATGGGGCAGTTCGTAATGTGACTATCCCAAACTATTATGGCACGTATGTGCCAACATTGCAGAACTATCCGGCATCTGAGTGGAAAAGGGAAGAATATGAAAAGCATGACGGCTCGATTTTCATGAACTTCTCTACAAGCCAGGTATATATGTTTTCTGGGGCTGATGGCGCTTGGCAGGAACTGGATGCTAAAAAAATTGTCAATTTTGAAAGAGTTTTTAACGCTTTAACGGATAACGGTAAGCAAGAGGGAATTTATATGCAGAACGGACATCTGTATATAAATGCTTCCTATATTAAGTCCGGCCAGATTTCAGCTGATTTGATTAATCTGAAGAACATCAACGTTACAAACAGTTCTGGAACATCAACATTTGCGATTGATAACTACGGAAATGTTACGCTCAGACCTAATACATTTGCGTTAACAAACGGCGATACAATATATAGCGTTGCTGAAGATAAGGCTTCAACGGCGTTATCGAATGCGAATCAATATACAGACAAAGCACTTGGTGCTCTCGATATAGGAAAAATGTCTAAGCAAGAGATTATTGATGTGCTAAGCGATAACAGTAGTAATAAAGGTCTGTATCTATCAAATGGTAATGTGTACATGAATGCCGATTATATTAACACGGGTGAATTAGCAGGATGGAAAGTTGGACTTAAAAAGCTTTCAGCAAGTGGCACGTATGGAGAAGTAACGCTAGATGCTTCAACTGGAGAGATCTATTCAGAGACGAATACAGGAGTATATGTACCGGGGTACGGCACGTTGTATGGAACACGAATTAGAGGAATCAATCTTTATACAGGAACTGTACATGCAAGTTCGGTCTCGGTTGGTACTAGTGTTTCGGCTGACAGTGTTTCAACATCAAAAAAAGTTGAAGTAGGTACACATGTAGAAGCCAGTGGACATTTCTACAGTGCAGGTACGGGGACAGACCTTGCAGATGCTTCTATCAGAGGGAAGTTGAAAGTAAGCGGGACAAAATCAAGATCAGTTTCGACGGTAGACTATGATGAACAGCTCTTTTACTGCTATGAAATGCCAACCCCATTCTTTGGAGATATCGGTGAATCTGTAATATCGGATGACGGGACTTGTATGATTGACATAGATGATATCTTTCAGGAATCTGCAAATGTCGGCATTAAATATTATGTGTTCTTGCAAAGAGAAGGAGAGGGTGACTGCTGGATAGCTGAGAAAGAGCAGAATTATTTTATTGTAAAAGGAACTCCGGGACTTAAATTTTCGTTTGAAATTAAAGCGAGACAGGCTCAATATGAGCATATGCGGTTTACTGATCCGGGAGATACGGCTTATACAGACGCAAGAGATATAGAAATCCCGGAACCAGATTATGAATCAGAAGAAACAGAAATCCCGGAACCAGATTATGAATCAGAGCTTATCAACGACAGATTAAGCATTATCAATCAGATGGAGGTAATATTATGAAGAAGATTTTAACAAGTTTTATGAATCTTAGCACCGGAGAAGGAAGTCGCATTGCTTACACTTATTCAGAAGTAGACGAAAGCACGGGAAGTATCATCAGCCAGAACAATAAAGGTAATTTCCTTGTGATGAATGACGATGTACAGAAAAATCTTGATTCTGTAAAGGATTACATAAAAAATAATTTCCTTTTATAAGGAGGTAAGTCTAATATGGCCGATACATATACAATACAATTCCGGCGCGGTATGTACGCCGATTTTGATACATCGAAAATTCGTCCCGGAGAGCCCGTTGCGATTCTTGGCAATGACCCGTCCGTTCCATCTGGTAAAGCCTTATACATTGCATTTGCGGCTAATGATGTAAGGCGGTTGTGTTCCATTGAGGACATTTCAGAGATGGTTAACGCCGGAGAATTTGTTGGCCCGCAAGGTCCAAAAGGTGAAAAAGGAGATAAAGGTGATCCGGGAGAAAAGGGCGTGGATGGCACCGTGACATTTGAATCGCTGACACCTGAGCAGAAAGAATCACTGAGGGGCGTCTCTGTCACAGCGGTCAGTATCGACGTAGATGGAAATTTGACAATAACATTTTCAGATGGTGATAGTAAAAATGTTGGGAATATTATGGGACCTCAAGGAGTGCAAGGCCCAAAAGGTGAAAAAGGAGACGTTGGTCCGCAGGGGCCAGTTGGTCCGCAAGGCCCGCGAGGAGAAAAGGGTGAACAAGGAAATGACGGAACATCTCTTAATGTCCTTGGTACAAAAGAATCTGAGGCAGACCTCCCCCTGAGTGCAGAGAAGAACGATGCATATTTAATAGACGGAGAAATGTGGGTTTTCGACGGCACGAATTGGAACAATGCTGGCAAAATTCAGGGGCCACAGGGGCCAGTTGGTCCACAAGGCCCAAAGGGCGACCCAGGACCACAGGGTGTAAAAGGAGATCCCGGAGAAAAAGGAGAACAGGGAGTACAGGGTCTAAAAGGCGATACTGGGCCACAAGGCGAGCAAGGCTCGGTTGGTCCAAAAGGTGAGCAAGGAGATACTGGTGCGCGAGGAACCACATTCACTCCTGTTGTAGACAGCGAAGGAAACATAAGTTGGAGTAATGACGGAGGACTTGAAAACCCACAGACAGTAAATATTACCGGGCCGCAAGGCGATACGGGTGCAAAAGGAGATACTGGACCGCAAGGAGAAAAGGGCACTACATTCGTTCCAAGTGTAGACACTGATGGAAACATAAGCTGGAGCAACACAGATGGAGTTGCCAATCCCGAAACGGTAAATATCAAAGGACCAAAAGGAGACAAGGGAAGTGACGCAACTGTTCCGATTGCTACAATCGAAACTCTTGGTAAGGTTAAACCTGACGGCAAGACAACATTCATAGACGAAGACGGAACACTCCACGCAAAAGGTGGTGGCACAACCGTTACTCCCAAGCCCGTAAACAACCCAACGATCGAGAACTTAAACGCATCTGTCACGATTAAATGGCAAGACCCTGAAAACACGGTAATCAGTGGTTCAACATTCTCTACATGGGCTGGTACAAAACTTGTAATGAAAGAAACAGGCTATCCCGCAAATCCAGATGACGGAACACTTGTGGTTGATAATACAACGAGAGATAAATACAAAACAACAGGATATACCGTTACAGGGCTGACAAACGGCAAGCAATATTACTTTGCACTGTTTCCATATTCTACCGATGGCGTATATAACTACGATGCGGGTAACAGACTTCTCGGCGAACCAGAAGAGGATTTGAAGATTGTCACATTTGCCGACGGAACGGATGCTGAAATTGCAAAGATGATTGAAGCGCACTACGCAGGTAAAATCAACATTGGAGACTATTGGGCGGTTGGTGACAAGAGGGTAATTCATCATAACGCCATGCCTGCAACTGGCGTAAGTGAGTCACACAAGGCAAATGATTACGTTTATGTGATTATCGGAATTGAACATGATGATTTAGTGACTGCTATCAATGGCAAGACCAAAGCTGCGATTACAATTCAGACAGAACGTATGCTGTATTTAGACACTACGACAGAATACGACAGCTCCTATGATACATCGCATGAATATGGTTATATAGACAGTTCAAACACAAATAGTGGTGGCTGGGAAGGCTGTGAAAGACGTACATGGTGCAATAATGTGTACAAAGGATGCTTGCCTGCCTATATCCAAAACATGATGAAACAAGTTAAGAAATTGACATCAGCAGGTAGCCAGAGTAGTGAGATTAAGACTTCTAAGGACTATGCGTTTTTACCTTCTGAAATTGAGGTTTTTGGCGTTACAAAGTATTCTTTTGCAGGCGAGGGAGAACAGTATCAGTACTTTAAGAACGCGACCGCTAATAGATATAAGAAGCCAATTTATAATAGTGGTTTTGTATCTGGCTGGTGGTGGGAACGGTCGCCTTACAACAAGGGTCCCTATTACTTCTGTAATGTGTACAGAAGTGGGAATACGAACACCAGTAGCACCGCCGACATTCGTGGCATTGCCCCCTGTTTATGTATCTAAAATCCCAGCAAATCCCATCAAATCAAGAGAAATTGAATATTCGTAAGCAGTATCAGACAATCAGGAAAGCAAATTAATGAATTATTTATAGCTGAATGGCTAAGAACAGGAGGTGTATATGGATAAAAAGGAAATTGCAAATATCTACAAAGCCATTAATCGAGTTTCGAACAGGCTAAATGAGATGTCTGAGAAGTTAGATGTTGTGATGCAGATGCTTAATGCGGAATCTAATCGTAAAATTCTGATTAATGGCGATGGTATTGACGGTCTGGCCGAACTTGTATCAACGCATGATTCGGCACTTGATGAACTGGCTACTTTAGTTGCAACAATTGGGGGTGAGAATAATGGTTAAATTTTTTGAAGAAAGAGTTATCAACGGATTAAAGAAATGGATGGATGTTCCTGAGCTGTGGAATAAGAAGGTAATTGAAAGACTTCAAAAGGATGGCTATGTACTGAATGAGGACGGGACAGTAACAGAATCAAAACCAGGAATAGTGAAATAAAATAC